TTGTTTCATCTGCCAATTAGCGGCGATAAGCAAGAGAACGGCTAGTGGGTCAAACACTAGCACGATCATCATTATAACGATTCTTACGGCTTTTTCGAGTATCTCTTCGTTGGCGCTTTGGTCGTAGATGAGTGCTGCGATGTACTTGATTGGTCCGACTTCGGCTTCGACTTTACGGACTTCACTGGCGATTGGGGCACGTTCTTCGTTGTACTTGGCGACCTTGGTTTGCGCTTCACCGATTTCGGAGAGGAGTCTGGCTCGCTCTTTTTGTTGCCCTCTACGGATGGCAACGGCTCTGTCTGCTCCATTGGCGTCGGTTGTTCTTGAGATGGTTTGGTCAACTTGCTGATCCAATTGAGAAATTTGCTTACGAGCTGCATCTATATTATCCTTTTCCGTTTTAATTTTTTCATCTATCAAAGATAACTTTGCGGAGACGTCACCAGTGGGAACTGCTTGGTCCAAGTGAGCCTTTGATAGATAACCAAAAATACCCATCGACGTTAGCATCATTAAGACTACTAAGGCAACGGTAAAATACCCCATCATTAGTTTTGGAATGTGTTTCCATGAGCGGTAAAGCCATGAAGCCACTACTAACTTTGAGACTTCCAGTAGAGAACCCATGATGAAGATTGGAGTTGCTGCAGCTGCAAAGATAGCTACCAATCCCATGATAGAGTAGTATGCCGCCACTGCGGATAAACCCAGTGCTGTTCCAAAAAGTAAATATGTCATCATAGTTTATTCAATATATGAGAGCCGTGAACTCGGACAGAAATTTGTCCATTGTAATAGTCCGTTGTCTCCAATACCCTTCTCGTAAATTGTTCTCGAGCCTCTATGTAAGAACATTCAGCTTTTGATTTACAAAAAAACAAAATCTCCCTGCGAAAGTTGTCTTTCCCAAGGAGCTCTACATCTTTATTTAGTTCAACGCTTGACCCATAATACTCAAGCCAATCAGAGTCTACTTTGGACTTGATCTTTTTCTTCTTTTTAGTACCGTTCTTTAGAGTGACGGTCTTATAGGTTGTTTTCGAAAACTTCGATAGTTTCTTTCCCACATACTTGCGATCGCTGGTGAGGTTTGATATTAAATATACAAACCCCACACAGTCTTCGGGTAACTCAGTAATTTCTTCGTTATTATATAACCACATTAGAATAAACAGTTCAAAAAGAAACTATTTATTCGTCGTCGTCAAGTTCTTCTTCTTCGTAAATGTCTGCTGAACATACAGGGCAGTAAACGATATCTTCAATCCTTTCTTCGGATTTTAGGATAATCTTTCCACGTGCCTGACATTGTTCGCATTCGAAATGCTTAGTTGTCATATTTCTCCTATCCTCGCACGCTAAACACAACGTACGATCTTGCTTGATTTGGTTTAAATGTATACTCAGTATTTGCTGGAATATAAATTAAATCACCCTGCTCAACTTTACGTTCATCGTCTTCTAGTTTCAACTCACTAGTGCCTAGCACGTTCCAAAGCAATACATCATTTTTACCAACATATTTAGAATTACCCTTGGTAGTGATTGTGGCATACAAGTCAGCACCAATAACCTCAGCTTGAAGGTTCTCGTTCAAGTATTCCATAACTGGTCGAATAGAATCAATCTGATCTGCCAGTGGTAGTTTATACTGAAGGATATCTACAGGTTCGCCAACATTATTATCAGCGCAGTGCTGGAGATAACCAATAACAGTTTCCCAAGTAAATGTTGGTTGAATAGCCTTATAGATTAACGAAGGCGTCTTACTTTGAATACGCTCGTTTAACTCTTCAATCATGCCCATACATCACTCCATGTTCCAGTCAATGCACCCTTTGCATAATCAGTAACACGGTTCTCAAAGAAGTTACCGTGCACAGGTGCGTTAATCATTTCCTCAACCCATGGAAGAGGATTCTTTTTCACTTTGAAGATACCCTTCATACCCAAAGAGATAAGACGACGATCTGCGATGTAACGAATATACTTCTTAACATCTTCAGCAGACAAGTCTCTCATATCACCACTTTGATAACATAAGTCAATGAACTTGTCTTCTAACTCAACCATCTTCTCAGCGATTGAATAGATTTTACCTTTAAGGTCATCATTCCAAATCTCTGGGTTTTCTTTGACGTACTCTTTAAACAAGCGCATCATGTTCTCGGCGTGCATCGTTTCATCAACGATAGACCAAGTAACGATTTGACCCATACCCTTCATCATTCCGTGGCGAGGGAAGTTCAATAACATAATGAATGATGAGAACAACTGCATACCTTCAGTGAAAGCAGAGAACACAGCAATATGTTCTGCAATACTGGCAGTACTACCGTTCTTAGTAGAAATATCAAGAACGTAGTCGTGCTTGTCTTTCATTTCTTGATACTCAAGGAACTGATTATATGTTGTTTCGGGTAGACCCAACGTTTCAATCAAGTGAGAGTATGCAGCAATATGTAATGCTTCACGAGCGGCAAAGCCCATTAACATCATGCGGATTTCAGGCTGAGGGAAATGCGGCAAGTAGTTATTTACATAACCACCAGCAACGTCAATATCACCCTGTGTAAAGAAACGGAAGATGTTAGTTAAGAAAGTCTTTTCTTCTACAGTCAAAGTCTTCTTCCACTGCTTAACGTCTTCAGCCATAGGGACTTCTGTATGAAGCCAGTGCGCCTGTTCATGTTTCAACCAAGCATCATATGCCCATGGGTAATTGAACGGCTTAAAGTGCGTTCTACCATCAGTAAGTTTATAATTCTTTTTTACCATTATTCGTTGTCCAGTATTAGTTCTATGTGATTGTCGTTTATAACGACTGATCGTACTTCACGATATCCATCTTCAGTTAGTACAATCACCTTTATCGGTTCTTTAGATTTAGGAAGTTCTCCGCTATTTTTAGGAGCGAGAGCCATCCAGTACTTTTGAATTTTATGATAGATATCGTAAGCGTCCATTTTTATTTTCTCTTTTTAGGTGAGTATTTCATACCAATAGTATATCCATCTGGTATAATTTCTTCTGAAGAAAGGTATAAATTCTGTAAACCATTATTATACCACTTTTTACCACGCACATAAGAATTGCCCCATGCTGGGTTTTTTTCTGGATATTTTCGCATAGGGTTATTATCACCTTTCATCTTTTCAGATATTTTCTTTTTTGCGCTTTCTGTCCACATCATATTATTTTCAGTCTGTCTAACACTTTGCATTTTACTGAATTGCTTTTTAGCGATCTCATGTGCTTTTGAAGTATATCTTCTGTTGTTATGAGGATCTCTAATCATACACAATAACGCATAAAAAAGTTTATTCTGCTGAGGATATATTTTAGTCAAAAGATAATGAGCTAAAAAATGTTCCCTGGCAGTCAACTTAATGAGATTTCGAGGGTCATCGGTGCCACCCATACATCTTGGAATAATATGGTGACTCTCATAATACTCTTCTTTCAATAGTGCTTGGTTAGACCTACTTTTAATTAAGTCATCGTAAATAGTCTTATAGTTCATATGTTTTTCCCCTATAAGACTATTTAGTAACCTTCACATTTCTGCGGAGGTTAGCCCTCACACGCTAAACAGGTATCTGCATCACCAGTTAGTGCATGGAGATCGATTTCTTTGATCACTTCACGTTCGATTCGCTTAGATACTTTATCAGCTTTAGCGATCTTGTCTGAACGGCAATAGTACATAGTCTTAAGTTTTAATTTCCAAGCCATAAAGTGAACAGCGTGAATATATTTAATATGCGAGTCTGGTCTGAAAAACACGTTCAGAGACTGAGCCTGGTCTATATATACTTGCCTGTCTGCGGCGTGTTGTACGACCCAGCGCTGGTCAATTTCCATAGACGTTTTGAAAACATCTTTTGTCCAGTCTTCCATCCAATCCAAGTGCTGAACTGAACCATCATTCGCAATAATCGAACTCCAGATTTCTTGGGCATCCGCTTTAGGGTTTGTAGCCACATAATCATTAACTACCTTATCAAGATACTTGTTCTTATTTAAGTGAGAACCCGATAGAGTGTCTTGGCGATAAGCGTTGGCACGATAAGGTTCAATAGAAGGACTAGTATTCCCCATGAGAATGGAAGAAGAAGCATTGGGAGCAATAGCCATAAGATGACTAAAGCGATTCCCAGTACCCACTGCATCTGGAGCTTCACCACGCTCCAATCCCAACTGTTTGTTGACATCATCTAATTTTCCTCTAGTGTCTGCGAAGATTGCTTTGTTACGCCCAACTGCAAGGCTTGACTCCCATGGGATATTGTTCTTTTGCAGGAAGGCATGCCAACCCAACGCACCGATACCAATTGATCGCTCACGCATGGCTGAGTAGGTTGCACGGGAGATTGTGGCAGGTGCATTATCAATAAAATACTGAAGCACATTATCAAGCATTTCTGCAATATCACGAAGGAAAGTAGGATCGTTTTTCCATTCATCATAATATTCAAGGTTCAAAGAAGATAAGCAGCAAACAGCTGTACGTTTCTCGTTTGTTGGAAGAATGATTTCAGAACACAGGTTTGACTGGTGAACTTTTAATCCCAAGTCTTTCAAGTGTTGCGGCATCTGACGGTTGGACTCATCAATAAAGTGAATATATGGCTCACCAGTTTGCATGCGCATCTCAAGGATACGTTGCCACAATTCTTTAGCAGATACAACCTCACGAACTTCCTTAGACGCTGGATCAACAAGTTCCCACGAGTCATCAGCGTCATGGTCAAGCATACAACGCTCGATAAGTTCCATGAATGAATCAGGAATGTTAATACCATGGTGAAGGTTCAAACATCGCATGTTTTGATCACCTGTTGGTTTGCGCATCTCTAAGAAGTTAATGATATCAGGATGAGAGATATCTAGATACGCTGCATATGACCCGCGACGAGTGCTACCTTGTTTGTAAGCCAAAGTTGAAGCATCATATGTCTTCAAGTGAGGAATAACCCCAGTGGACTTATCAGAAGCAGAGCGAATACCAAAACCAATACCAACACCACCACCCATCATAGACAACCAGCTAGTTTCGCTGAAGTTATCAACTAAACCTTCAGCTGTGTCTTCGATAAAGTTGAGGAAGCAGCTGATAGGTAAGCCACGCTTGCTGCGACCGAATGAAAGGATTGGAGTAGAGTATGAAAGCCAATGCTTGCTGCTATGTTCATACAAGCGCTGAGCATGTGCTGGGTTACTTCCGAATTTACTTGATACATAAGCGAATCTTTCTTGCGGAGAGACTTCGTCGTCTCTCATATAACTTTCTTTTAGACGAATCTTACCTAGCTCATCAAATAGACCATCGCGAGAATAGTCTACTTTGATGCCGTGTACAATGTCATTCATATTTTTCCTTTTTATTGTTGAATGAAGTCAGTAGCCATCGGGAATGCTTCAGCGATAACTTTAGCGCATTCACGGGCAACTTCCATGTGTTCTTTTTGTGTACCATTGCTAGAGCGTAGATCAATAAAGTGGATCCAGCTACGCAATGTACCATTCATGTATAAGCGAGAAACGGTCAGTCCTTCTGGCAGTACTGCTCTTGCTTGTTCCTTAGCAATACCATTAGCGATAGCCCACTTGTATTCTTTTTCAACTGCAAAGAGAACACGCTTTTGTGCACGTTCCCATTCAATCGCCAAGAGACGTTGGGCTTCATCATCTGCATCAATCTCTACACTGTTCTGACGGTTCTTTGTATCTTGAAATCTTGCTTCACGAAGCACAAAGGCTTCTCCGATTTCTTTAGTTGGGTCAGCGTAACGTTGGCTGAACTCTTGGAACGAGAAAGAACGATGGCGTAGAATTTGGCGAGCGATGTCGCGAGTGGTTTCGATCTCGAGACAAGCACTAACCATTTCTAGTGGAGACCAGTGCTTGTTCTTAATCAAATAACGAATCAGCTTGTCAGCTGTGTCCATATTAAATTGGTTCGCTGGGTTGGAAACTCTAGCACAGAAGGCGATCAACTCTTGTGCATCCATTAAACCCTCATCATACATTTCACGGGAGGGTTTGCTATAACTAATCAATTTAACTTTCATACTTTTTTCCAATCTACATAACGTAATTTTGCTTCCATACCTGCGAAGGTATTTGTATTTATGAGGTTTAAAATCTCACTTTGGGATCTTCCAGCTTTGATCATATCATTGATGTCTTTTTCTTCCACTGTATCGGGATACATAACAACGTTATAACCAAGGTCAATATATTTACCAAGCTGGCGGACAATATCCTTATTTCTTGGTTCATTATCCATCACCAGCGTTGCATTAGTAAGCAACTGGCGAATGATAGGGGTATCAAAACTTGCTCCTGACACAGCGATTGCATTCGGAAGAAACAAACTGTCAATCGGTCCTTCCACCACAAATATTCGCTTACTATAAT